CTACATTGAAGCTGAAAAGGCTATCCTGATAAATCAATCCTACACCTTTAAGAATCGTACCTATACCCGGGCAAATCTCAATGAGGTCGTTCGGGAACGTCAGCGCTGGCAGAACTATGTTGACTCGCTCAGCGGAACAAATAGTATTCGAATAATTCCTGTAGCTCCAAACTGGTAACCATGAATCCTGTTAAACTTAACGTTATCGATCGCTGCATAAATTACATAAATCCCGTTAAGGGTATGGAGCGCGTTAAAGCGAAAACAGCGCTTTCGTTTATGCAAACCAGCGGGTACATTACCGCCGGCAGCAACCGAAATGCCGTAAAAAGTTGGAGAGCAAATAGCGGTACTGCGAACCAGGACACATTACCAAAGCTCAAAAAATCGCGGGAATCATCACGTGATTTGACCATGAATACCCCTATTGCAAGGGGGGCTTTACTACGCGAGGCGCGAAACGCCATAGGGCCAGGGCTTTTTCTACAGTCTCGAATTAATCAAAATGTATTGAAACTCTCTGATGAAGAGGCTGACGAGTGGCAAAGCAATACTGAGAGAAAATTTCACATATGGGCGGGATCAAAACGATCAGATTTTTCATTAGACAGCAATTTTTATCAACAGCAATGGATGGTTACATTTAACACATCCCTTTCGGGAGATGTGTTTGCTGTATTGACAACACGTGTTTTTAAAGGAAAACGACAAACATCGGTCAAACTTATCGAGGCTGATGATGTTACGAATCCCTTAAATAAACCTGAAACTTTTACTTTTGCGGGCGGTATCGAGATTGATCCTGATACTAAAGAAAAAGTTCGTATTTATGTCAGAAAGCTGAATCCAGATAGTTTTATAAACTCAGATGTTAATTTGGCGGGTCTGAAAACAGAGCCGATTAATGTGTATTCTTCAAGTGGCAGAAAACAGGTTCTGCACATTTACCACAAAGAACGCATTGGTCAGTTGCGCGGCATGCCGCTCTTTGCTGCCATTGTAGAACTACTTAAAAGTGTATCTCGGTTAAGTGAAGCTGAGCTGATGGCTGCTGTTATTACATCATTTTTTACTGTTTTCATTAAGACCGCGTCTCCTCAAAACTCTATTTCTCCTGGAACACTGATCGACGCGAGTGGCAGTACTGGAGCATCGGTAAATAATCAGGTAAGCCAGGCGCTTGAAATGGGCAGTGGCAATATTCTGGAACTGGGCCAGGAAGGTCAGAGCATTGAAATTGCGGAAGCAAAGAGACCAAACGGAGCATTTGAGCCGTTTTTTCTTGCTATGGCAAAGCAGATAGGTGCGGCGATAGAAATTCCCATGGAGCACTTACTACTGCATTTTGCATCATCATACACTGCGTTTCGCGGTGCAGTACTAGAAGCCTGGAAGTTTTACATGGGGTCACGAAAGTTTAATGTGACAGAATTTAGTCAACCTGTTTACGAGGATTGGCTGGAAACAGAAATACTGGAAGGCCGAATCGCGGCTCCCGGTTTTTTTGAGAATGACGAGATCCGCGCTGCGTGGTGTGGGTCGCACTGGACTGGTCCAGCACAGGGTCAAGTTGACCCGGTAAAAGAGACTCAAGGCGCAGAACTTAGAATAAAGAACGTTTTGTCTACTTATGAAGATGAATATGCCGCCATCAATGGATCGGGCTGGGATGGAGCAGTTTCCCGTCAAACGCGAGAGCGGAAAAAGGTAAGTAAGTTGATTGCAGACACCTACGACCTGAAGACATCAAAATCAAAAAGTCACATTGATGATGACGAGAACAAAGCTGACACTGATGAGAATGGAGATACCCAGGAATGAATGTTGAATTAAGCAGCGTATGGGGAATACTACCATCTGCTCTGGATAAGATCAAGAGTATCGACAAAGAACAATTTGACAGTTTACTCAAACAGTATACACCTCCACTTGATAATACCTATAAAGCAGATGTCCGTAATAACGTAGCAATTATACCGGTTTTTGGGGTAATTGTACCACGTGATTACTGGTATTATCGAACCAGTTTGCAGTTACTGGCACATGACATAACTACTGCATCAAATAATCCTGCAATTCGTGCTATCGTGTTGAATATGGATTCTCCTGGGGGAAATGTTGTCGGGTGTGTTGAATTGACAGCTCTTATCCGACAGGTGAAAATTAAAAAGCCTATTATCGCGTTTGCTCATGGAGCATGTGCATCTGCTTGTTATTGGATAGCAAGCGCTTGTTCAGAGATAATCGTTTCACCAACTGCTGAAGCTGGGAGTCTTGGTGTTGTGTGGGATGCGTGGGATTCATCTGTCCGGGATCAACGGGATGGGTATGAGAATATTCAGATCGTCAGCGAGGTGTCTCCTGATAAACGACCCGACCTTAAAACCCCTGAAGGTCGAGCAAAAGTACAGGCTGTTGTAGATGCAATGGCTGAAGCCATGATTGCCGATATAGCAACCAATAGAAACGTTACCGTTGATACAGTAAAAAATAACTATGGTAAAGGTGGCCTTTTTGTTGGTCAACAGATTGTCGATCAAAAGATGGCGGAAAGTGTAGGTACACTTGAGGCTATTATTGATAAATATAAAAATTATTCAATACTCAATTTAACAAACTCGAAGGGGGCCGTGATGAGTCTCACAGGCGAAAATTCCGGGCCGGTAGTTACGGCCGAATCGATCCAGAGAGATAATCCTGCGGTTTACCAGGCAATATACAATGCTGGTAAAAATGCAGGTGTCACTCAGGAAAACGACCGAATCAAAAAAATTGAAGCCGTAGCCGTACCTGGTTACGAAAAAATAATTGCAGCAATGAAGTTTGATTCGTCAAAAACTGATGCTGATGTAGCATTGGCAATAATGGCAAATCAAAAACAGACTGCGGAAGCGTTGAAAAGCGCAAAAACAGAAGAGACTGATCAGTTAAATAACCAGCTGAAGGGCCTGGGCTCTCAGACTAATCCTGGTCAGGATAAAACCGCTGCCGATAAGGCGATTATTGCGGAAGCTACCAAAAATGTCAATCAGCGGAGGCGTTAACTATTATGGAAATCGGAAGATTCAGACCAGATAACCTGCTTGTCGGTGGGCCCTTTTTCACCGACAATACTGTTGTCCAGGCAGGACAGAAATTGCCGCGTGGCGCTGTTTTGTCGAAAGTGAAGTTTTCGTGCCCGACAACAGGGGCTGCTGGCGCAAATACTGGCAATGGAACGGTCACTCTCGTTCGCGGTGGTAAAAATGTTAAGTATGGTACGTATACGATCCTCTGTCTAAAGGTCGTAGCAAGTGCCTATGCTGAATTCCGCGTTATTGGTCCTAACAGTGAAGTTCTTGGTAATTGCATGGTTGGCGTTGCCAGTACTGAAACGGGCGATTTTGCAAACGACCAGATCAAATTGCGGATAACATCGGGAACTACTGCGTTTGTTGCGAATGACTCGTTTACCATTGCTGTGACTGAGGGATGTCCTGACACCGGCACTGCTGATGGTGGAAACACTGGTAATGGTACTCTCATACAGGTTGAACCTCGTCCGTCGCTCAAAAAAGGTGCATACAATGTTGAGTGTACCGAAGCGATCGCAAACGGTGGTAAGTTTAAAGTTGTCGACCCTGACGGTGTGATTGTCGGATATGCGTATGCGTCAAAATTTATCGGCACTGGTAACGGTACGGTGACCGAGATTAAAGCTGGTCCCGAGTTCAAAAACAATGGACCGTATCTCATTAAGTGTACTACAGCGGTTGCGAATGGCGGTGTATTCACTGTATTCGATCCCGATGGCGTTTCACTGGGTACGGTAACGATCACTCCGGGAGCAGGAGCATCAGCGGTGTTCTGGCACGAGCAGATTTCTTTCAGGATCACGGATGGTTCAACGGACACTCTTGTTGACAGTGTGTTTACCCTCTACTTTTTTGAAAACAACCATATCGCGTTTGTAATATGGGACGCAACTGATTTTGTTGTTGGCGACAAATTTGCCATCACAACGACAATTGCGCAGGGTGAATCAAAGTTGGTCAATAAAGACAATACTGATGGATCAAATATACCGGAGATGATTCTGGCAGAGGCTGTCGATGCAACGACAGTTCCCAAAAATGCACCTGTTTACATCGGTGGCGTTTTTGACGAACGATCGCTCTACTTTGGTGGAGACGATACTATTGAGACTCATCGCCTGGCGATGAAAGAAAATGGCATTTACACACAACGAACCATCAAGGGTAACTAAACCTTTAAAACTGAAATCTGGAGGATATAGTGGATATTTACGAATTTACTAACATGATGACGGCGGTCGAAATTCTCAAACCGGCTCGAAGGTTTCTTCTTGATACCTTTTTTCAAAATGTAGACGTCAGTGCTGCAGAGAGCATAACATTTGACATTACTAAAGGCCGCCGGACAATTGCACCTTATGTTTCGCCAATGGTTGCAGGTAAGGTAATGCAGAAACAAGGGTACAAAACACTGAACTTTGTTCCAGCATACGTAAAACCCAAAACAGTTTCCACTGCTGGAGACTTTTTGAAACGTTCTGCGGGGGAAGTTTTTTACGGTGGTGGAAAGACACCGGAAATGCGTGCTGCTGAGCAGCTTGCCAAAGAGGTACAAATCTGCGACGATTCGATTACACGCCGGCTGGAACAGATGTGTTCAGAAGCAATCCAAACTGGTAAAATAGTCATTAAAGGTGATGGAATCGAGGCTGAAATTGATTTCGGCATGGATCAGGACAACCTTGCCACACTTACCGGCGGCGATAAATGGAGTGCTCCTACCACAGCTCACCCACTTGATGACTTTCGTGAGCTTAAACGACAAGGCCTCAACAGATCTGGAGTAGGTGCTACAGATGCTATCCTTGGCTCAAATGCATATGCAGACTTCATGAAATGTGATGATGTCATTGGCTCTTCCACAAAAAAATCTCTCTTTGATCTGACTAACGTTCAATTAGGGCGTATCAACCCACAGGAACTACCCGATGGAGTTACCTACATTGGAAGATTGACAGAACCAGCGCTTGATTTGTGGACATATGATGAGTGGTATATTGATGAAAACACAAATGAAGAAAAACCCATGATTGACCCTGACAGTGTGATTCTTGGTTCTCGAAATGGCCAGGGTACACAGTGTTACGGAGCAATTAAAGATGTCGATGCGATCGAAGCTGGGTTGTTTGCTGTGCCTCGCTATCCAAAAGTATGGACTGAAAAGGACCCATCTGCTCGGTATTTTATGCTTCAGTCGGCACCGCTGATTGTTCCTAAAGTAATCGACTCATGGATTTGTGTGAAAGTCCGATAACTGAAAACATTATTCATTAATTCCCGGTAGCAATACCGGGAATTTTCAGGAAAACTATGAATATAAAATTGACCAGACAGATTAAGCGAGGTGGTAGCTTTGTAAAAAAAGATACTCCTTTAACGGTTAGCGATAAAGAGGGTCAGTCTCTTGTCGAACAAGGATTGGCGCAGCCGTTCATGTCGTTTGTGCCCAGTGATAGCAAAGCTCCTGCAAATAAGGGCGAAAAGCTCACTCCTGAAGCTCCGGCTGACGGAAATGGTGCTAACGAAACAAAAGGTGAAAGTGATGCCGATGGCAAAACAGATGATACAGACGACAATAACGAAGAAGATCTTGACGAAACAACTGACAGCGATGAGTCTGAAAAAGAAATCGTTGATACATCAAGCTTCCGGGTTATTGATGAAACGGCAGGTAAGGCAGATAACATCGGTGTGTACGTAATTCCTGGAATTGACAGCGCTACGATTGATGTGCTTGTTAAAGCTGGATATACTTCCATTGAGTCTCTCAAAGCTTTAACTATGGATGCCCTGGTTGCGTTACCGAAAATCGGGTACACAAGGGCAAAAAAGATTTTTGATTACGTAAAGAGTGTGTAATGAATTTCAAGCAGCTACAGGATCGGGATCTTGGACAGATGTACAACACTGATGAATTCGGTGTTTCAGCTGTCTATTATCCGAAAGTTGGAGACCCTTATCCAATTAATGGAATTTTTGATGAACCCAATCAGACTGCTGAACTTGGTGTTGGTGTGGTAACTACTGCACCAACATTTAATGTCATGGAAAAGGCCCTTAAAACAATACCGAACAACCAGGATGAAATTGAGATTAGTGGTAAACGGTATCGTGTAAGAGACTATGAACCTGATGGCGTGGGTACTGCGGATATACTACTCAGTTTTTTAAAGGATTATCATGGCAACCAATAAAATTACAATTCGGAAACGAATACGTGAGTTATTGCTTGGTAATACTGATTGTGGACAGAATGTGTTTACATCGCGTCCAACCCCTGTATGGATACCTGAACTGCCTGCTATTTGTATATCAACGCCTCGGGAGCAATTTAAAAAAACATCTTGCAGTCCAGTAAAAGTGTTCGAGAGGACACCTGATGTAAACATAATAATTCTTGCAGAAGCAAATGAAAGCCTGGAAGACGTGCTCGATACGATCCAGGAGCAGGTCGAAGCTCTACTACCAGCAAGTGAATATTTGCCGGATCCGGAAAGCACGACAAATGTAAATACTGATGCACTTATTAATGGGTTAGAACCTACCGGGTCCGAAACAGAGGTGATAATTGACACAAAGGTACCACTTGGGGCGAGTACATTGCGCTACACCTGTAGCTATGAAAAAAATTGGCCGGTAACGGTTGATCCTGATAGTGATGAAATTGACGATTTTCTTCAGGCAAATACACGTTTTGATAGAAATAACGATGGCGTTGCAGACGTTGACAATACAGTGAATGTAAGGAGTGAACCATGAGCGAAAAAAAGTTGATGGTTATACCTGCTGCGGGATTATTCGTTCGAGACCCGAGACCAGGTAAACCAAAATTTCTGCCGGTTGATGGCGATGTCGTTCCTAACGACCCATACTGGCGCAGACGTATCAATGACGGTGACGTTGTGGAGGTGACAAATGGCGATAACGTTTAATGAAATTACTGATTCACTTGTACCTTTCATGCAAGCAGAATTTGACAGCAGTGGAGCAGTTCGGACGCCATTGAGTCTCCCCTACCGCATGCTGATTATAGGTGGTGGGACTGATGAAGGTGCAGCTGCTGTAAATACACTCAATGGTTTTTCTAATGCTGACCAAGCCGCTAAATTGTGGGGGCGTGGATCACAGCTGCATCGCATGGCAATATATGCATGCAAATCATTCCCATCGTTTATGTTTTATGGTGTGGGAGCAGCAAAAGATGCACTCGCATCAGCAACGGGAAAAGCAACTGGTAGCTTTGTAATAACCGGATCGCCAACAAAAGCAGGAATGCTGTATTTATATGTAGGTTTCCAACGAATAACCGTAGCGGTTGAAGTGGGAGCAACTCTCGCAACTATTTCTGCTGCAGTTGCAGCTGCGATAACAAAAGATTTTCCCGTCACAGCGGACGGCGCAACAACAGCAGGGACTGTGGCATTAACTAGTAAAAATGTTGGTCCAGCAGGAGCTAAAATCCCGCTGAACATTAACTGGAATCCGGGCGAAGAAACACCGGCCGGGCTTACCGTAACACCGACACAATTTACTGGTGGAACAACAAACCCTGCACTTGATGATGCGATCGCACTTCTTTCAAACGAGTGGTTTCATATTATTGTGACTCCGTACATCGACACAACTTCGCAGGGCGATCTCGATGTCGAAATGCAGCGCAAATTTCAGGCACAGGCCGGTATTGACGGTGTCGTTTTTATGGGCGATAATTCGACACATGCTAATATGGTGACATTATGTGATGCTGATGCAAGCGGCAAGAACTCGAAGCATTTTTGTTTTATCCCGACCAAGGGAATTCCGCAATTACCATGCGAGGTTGCTGCATCAGTAGGAGCGTTGGTGACAAAATCACTCCGGACTGGGAACGGCGCTGAAGCTTTACCCTATACAACACTGGAATTGCCTGGTGTAACTGCTGCAAAAAGTGGAGACCGCATTGATGATTTTGCGGAAAAACAGACTCTACTTGAAGGTGGATGCAGCGTACTGGCATTTACAACCGGAGGGAAAGTTGCAATTGAACGACTGGTAACAAATTACCAAAAAAATGCAGTTGGTGCTACTGATCCGAGCTGGAGAAATTTAGAATACAGGTTCATTGCAATGTATTTGCGCTGGGACTGGATTTTCAATGTGTTGAAATTCAAGTATTCCCGGGCTAAATTGGCAGGCGATGATGCGCGCATAGGATCTGGACAGGTTGTGATGAAACCTATACTCGCGAAAGCTGAAGCGTTGACACGTTTTTTCCAATGGGAAAAACTTGGTCTTGTCGAAGATTACGAACAGTTTGCAGAAGACCTGTTAGCTGAACGAAACGGCCAGAACGTTGACCGGATGGACTGGATGTTGTCACCGAACTTTGTAAACCAATTCTATAACGGTGCGACAAAAATCGCATTCATTATGTAAGGAGGTATTGTGGATAATTCTAATAGAAGATCCGGAACCATTGAACTTTCCTACGATGGTAAGGTTGTCGAGGTTGCCGGTGACGGAATCGAGTACGGTGGATTCTATCCGAAACGTGAAATGTACACCGGCCCGAATGGCCCGCAGGGCTACGGAGAAAAAGCCCAGGTGCCATTTTGCAGCGGGAAGTTTAGAGATAGTAAAAGTGTAAAGCTGTCAGAGTTTCAAAATATTACAAACGCTACAATTCTGTGCAGACTTGCAAATGGCAAGTCTTTCATCCTTGAAGGAGCATGTTTTGCCAGTGAAGGTAATATGAGCAGCAATGATGGCACCGGAGACTTCCGGTTTGAAGGCATGTCGGGAAGAGAAATTTAAGGAGGAGTTCAATGTCTACCAATAAAGAAACTACATACACCATACCGCATACTGTTACTCTGAAAGAAGCAATTGTTGGGATTACTGAAAACCCAATAACGTCGATTACTTTTACAAGAAAACCGAAGGTAAAAGATCTTGAGGGTATTCCTGATAGTTTATCGAATATTGACAGATCCGCGAAGATCTTATCCAGATTAACAGGAGTAGTTTCAGCTGTTATTTCGGAGATGGATCCTGTTGATTTTCAGGAAGCTAACAAGGTGATGGCGTATTTTTTGCCGAAGTCCCAGGAAACTGGGACGAATTAATAGGCTATTTAGCCTATTTTTTCCATTTTCAGCCGTCAGAATTAAGCGAAATGGATAGTGATAACCTGAGAGCCTGGTCGAGACGGGCAGAAATTGTTGCAGCGGAGATAAACAAAAAATGATTCAACCGATAAAAATAATACTCGCTGGTGTTAATCAGTACGGTAGTACGTTTAATGGTGCCATTAAAGATATTGACTTTCTTGGCAAGAAAGCAAAAAGCGTTGGAAATGCATTAACTGTAGGCTTATCGCTACCTATATTGGGCCTGGGTATTGCCAGCACTGCTTTTTCCACAGAGTTAAATTCCGCTATGGCGAATGTAGCGACACTGATACCTGATAACATCAGCAGAATTAACGAACTTAAATCACCGGTGCAAGATCTTGCAATCGAGGCGGGTAAAAGTTCTAAGGATGTTGCTGAAGGCTTGTATCAAACAGTTAGCACCTTTCAGGATTCTGCAGAAACTACTAAGCTTTTAGGTATCAATACCAAAGCTGCTGTTGCGGGTTTAGCTACTGTCTCTGATGCAATTAATTTGACTTCATCAGTTACACAGGTGTGGGGGGATACCTCAGCGAAAGCTGTTCAGACAGCTGCCGACTTTGCTTTTCAAACCTCAAACCTTGGAAAGACTACATTCCCAGAGCTTGCTGCATCAATAAGCAACGTCACACTTCCCAGTAAACAACTGGGAGTAAGTTTGAATGAGATGTTTGCTGCAATGGCATACAGTACATTAATTACAAATAGTACTTCGGTTTCATCCACTCAGTTTGCAAGCGCATTAAAAGAAATATTAAATCCATCAAAGGAACTAACTCAACTTATGGATTATCTCGGGTACAAATCTGGTCCGGAGATGATAAAAGGTTTGGGAGGAGTTATCCCAACATTACAAAAAATTACCGAATTATCAACATTGGCGGACGTGCCTTTACAGAAGTTTTTAGGCCGCAGTGAAGCCATGTTGTTTGCAATGCAATTTACTGGTGATGGTGTAAAGAAATTTGACTCCATACTAAAAGGAATGTCGGATACAGCGGTTGCCGGTGCTGCCGATCGCGCTTTTAGACAACAAACAGAGGGAATCAATAAAACTGGTTTTGCATTAAGTCAGGCACTGCAAAGATTAACTGTGTTTGGTCAAAAGTTGGGTGATGCATTAGCTCCAGCAATTGATGCTGTTATACGTATTGGTACCCCTCTTTTAAATTGGCTTATAAATCTTGACCCTACAATACTTAGTGTTACAGCTGCGTTTGCAGGCCTTGTTGCACTTGCAGGTCCTGTAATAGTAGGTATCAGTAGTATAGCCGCTATATTCGTAGCGGCCAGTCTCCCCGTCGTTGGCTGGGTGGCTGCTATCGTTGGGGGGATTGCGCTTGTCGGGGCAGCGGTTACACTAATTGTTGTTAAGTGGAACGCAATTAAGGGTTTCTTTGTTGGGGTATGGGACTTTCTTACAAAGTTATTCAATTCACGAATAGGAACGATAGTTCTATATTCCAATATATTCACAGCACTTCCAACACTTTTAATAAAAAATTGGGACAAAATTAAGGATGCTTTTTCTAACGGATTTGATTCTATCAAAAAGACCGTTGCAGCATTCTCTGATTGGTTTGTAAAGTCTCCAGTGTATAGCTTTTTTGGAAAAGTTGGTTCGTGGCTGGGCGGTGTTGATAATGGATTAAAGGGACCTCTTGACCAGCTTGATAAAAGTGCTGGTTCTGTGGCAGGCAAATCGCTCAAGTGGTTATTAGGTAATGATGATGGTACCGCTTTCTTCGGCACCCCAAGTGGCGCTCCTGCTGGAATGGCTCTTAAAGAAAGCATCAGAGAATCACGAAAAACAGAAATTTCTAAAAGCGAGCAAAAGGTAAAGGTGGAAATTGCTGGATTGCCGCAAGGCACAAAAGTATCCACTTCTGGTTCATTGAAAAACGTTGATCTAAGTATGGGTTACCAGGCGGTATCATTTTGAGCTCAGCGGACAAATTGCACCAGGCCTCATTTCGAGGTGTGCCGTTTTTTGAGGAGTTGGTTTCTGCACCGACTGGCCGCAGGCTTGTCACTAAGTCATTGCCATCAAGAGACAACCCATACATTGCTGATCTGGGGCGTAAAGATCGGAAATTCACTATCAACGGGCACGTAATTGGAGATGATTACATCGAGCAGATCCGCGCGCTGCAGGCTGCATCTGAGGTTGAGGGGCCTGGTGAGTATGTTAATACTTACATGGGCCGCAAGATGGTTTCCTGCGATGATTTCGCACCAACGCTGGTTGATTCGGAAACTCGTGTAGCAAAGTTTACGTTCACTTTTGTTGAGTACAGCGAAAGTGATAATAAACCAATCAGAATTACCGACACGAAAGCAACCGTGGTTGTAGCAGCGGAAGATCTGCAATCCACTACGGAAAGTGAGTTTGTTGAAAATTATAACTTTAGTAATAAACCACAGTTTCTAGTTGCAAAAGCATTGTCTGATTGCAGAGATATTACCGGAAAGATACAGGACAAATTGTTCTTCATGAACTCGGTTGACACGTTTGCAAGCGTGTTATCGAGTGTAGAATCTGAGTTGGCATCATTGCTTACAGATCCAAAAGAATTAGCAACAAGACTCCTGCTTTTGTTGACAACAAACAATAACGAGACTGCCGGCGTAGGACAAATTGACGATTTGCTGGAATTGTTTGAAAGCCTGGAAATCGAGCTGACCGGCACTGTAAATAATGATCATATAAATACATTCCTCAAAGTGGCAATTACAGGCGTGATTGTCACTACTATGCTGAATACCAATTTCACTACCTACGATGATGCAATACTTTACAGTGATAAAATAACGACAGCAATTGAAAGTATCGAGGCTGTTGTTTCGGATAATTTGTATGAGGCCCTCTACAAATTAAAATCTTCAGTAAACGACTATGTGGCAACTACATTTATTGATTATCCCAGGGTATCCACAGTGCAATTAGATGAGCCCACACCGGCAATGGTATTGTCGTATCAATTATATGGCAACATTGATATGGCTGATGAGATTTTGAAGCGGAATAAAATATTACACCCTGGGTTTGTTCCTGCGGGATATCCAATCATGGTGGTATCAAATGAATAAAAACGTACAATTACATGTGAATGGCCAAATATACACCGGTTGGACTGAAGTTGAATTAGTTGACGCTATCGAAGCAATCTGCGGATCTTTTTCTTTTAAAGCGATTAATGCATCAGGTAAAAACGAAAAGTTTTTGCCGATTACCACAGGCATGCCATGTAGTATTACTTATGGAGGCAAATTATTACTCACGGGATACATCGATGATTGTGATCCGGATCTTCACCCGGACGATGTATCGATTACAACAATTACCGGCCGATCCAAAACCTGTGACCTTGTCGATTGCGGAATAGAAAGTTTTTCTTCGTTTAAGAATGCATCATTAGAAACAATTATACGCAAACTGTGCAAACCATTCGGAATTGACTTGAAAGTCGAGGTGGAAACGGGTAAGGTATTTTCAGAATTTAAAATACAACCCGGTGAAACGGTCTTCGAAGCGATGGATCGAGCCTGCCGGTTGCGTGGACATATTATCGTTTGTGATAATAGTGGAACCCTTGTAATTGGAGAAATTGGAAAGAATAGAATCCCCGTGAGTTTGAAAGAGGGGGTAAACATATACAAGGCATCATTAAAAAGGTCGGTAAAAGAACGATTTAGTAAATATATCGTGACTGGTCAAGATTTGGCAAACGATTCAATTTTTGCTAAGAGCGCTACTGCAATAAGACATTCTGTGGTGGATCCATTAATTCCAAGGTACCGGCCCACTGTCATTGTTGCTGAATCGGTTGTCTCAAAGGACACAGCAAAGAAACGCGCAGAATGGGAATGTGCCATTCGGAGAGCACGATCGATAGGCATAAATTGTATTGTCAATGGGTGGAGTTATGATGCGACATTATGGGAAAAAAATGTAACGGTGTTGTTTCAGTCGGAAACATTAGGAATTACAGGTAATAGTTATTATATTACAAGTAAGGTGACAAAAACGTACAATGAACTCGATGGCGAAATGACAGATATAACCCTTGTGCCTGAAGGGTCTTTTACTGTTGAACCGCAAAGCGATATCAGCAAAAAAGATAAAAACCCGTTTGCATTGTTACCACCAGCAAAGAAATAACTAATGATTGACGCAATTAAAAAAATCATAGCTCCATTACAGCGACGAATAATGTTAATTTTAAGTCGCGCTGTTGTTACTATGGTCAATGATGCAAAAGGGCTTCAAACCGTACAGGTGACACTTTTTGATGGAGAAGTTGACGAGCTCCCACGACACCAGGAGTACGGTTTTACGAGCAGGCCTCCTGTTGGTTCAGAGGCTGTTGCTGCATTTGTTGGGGGTAACAGAGATAATGGTATTGTAATAAGCTGTGAACACCGAGAATATCGAATAAAGCTGCCTAATGAGGCTGATGTTGCGTTATACGACAGAAATGGCAACAAAGTGCATCTGAGCCCTACAGACAACAAGATAATTGTCGAGGCAAGAAATGATATCGAAATCAATGCAACAAGCGAGACTGGGGGTAATGTTACTATTAACGCAGGAGGCGCTGCGGGTAATGTTAAGATAAATGCTACTGGTGCTGCATCGAGTGTTGAAATAAATGCCAATGGCGCCGGTGGAAAAGTTATTGTTAATGCAACAAATATTTTCCTCGGGAATGAACCACTTGCCAATGCTGGTGGCGGAGTAGTTACGACGATGTGCGCATGCATTACTGGTGGAATGCATGCTATGGGATCTCAAACCGTAAAAGCGAAAATTGCATAATGGCAACTAAAGAAGAAGTTAAGCAAGGAATACGGGATGATCTGAACCAAGATCCGGATAACCCTACAAGGACCATATCTGGCCAGTTGTGGGTTGGTTACAACTTGAATTCACCACTGCAAAAGATGACCCCACTGATCGATTCGATTGTTGACCGGATGTATGATGGTATTAGTGGCATAGAGACGGTCAATGCTTTTTTTAACCCAACAAATGGTTTACCGGCAAATCCAGTTCTCTTTGACAGATATGTGGCTACTGCCAACGGAAATGGGTGGATTCAGCATAGGTTATATGAGTGGGATGGGACGCAGTGGACCGAGACAATTCCCGTAGAAGGGTATGAAGTTTGGGATAAAAATACTGATAAATTTAACTTTTACAATGGGAGTACATGGCTTGACCGCTTAGCTGCTGGGATCACTGATCATGCTCTTTTAGAAAATTTAAACAGTAATAACTATTACCATTTAACATATGCTCAAGCAGTTGATCTCATGGACGGTGGAAATACTACCCTTCATTACCATGCTTCGGATAGAGATCGATCAACGCATAGCGGAACGCAAACTGCAAGTACAATTAGCGATTTTGCAACTGCGTTAGTCGCTGTTGGAGATTTACTTTATTCGCGACTCGATCACGACCATGATGGAGAGTATGAACCTGCCATTACAAAGGGAACAACGGCCCAGTATTTTCGCGGTGATATGTCGTTAGCCACTATGCCAACGAGCCTTCCAAATCCCTATGAATTAACTCTGGGTACTGGGTTAACAGGGACCTCTTATAATGGCGCTGCTGCGGTGACAGCAGCTGTTGCATATGGTACCACAGCGGGGACGGCGTGTCAAGGAAATGATAGCAGATTGAGCGATACCAGGGCACCAACAGCTCACGGTTTGGTAAGTGCGACGCATACGGTATCCGGTTTAACGACGGGACATTTCCTCAAAGCTATTTCTGCCACAGAGTTCGGGTTTACTGCGCATGGGTTGACTTATACTGATGTTGGTGCTCAACCTGCTGATAATACATTGACTGCATTAGCAGGATTAAATTCCAATGTAGGATTTATTTATCAAACTGGGAATGATACTTTTACTAAGTATACTTTTGATGGAACAGGTTCTGCTACAACAATTGCTAGAAGTGATCATGACCATAGTACAGTCTATGCTAAACTATCATCTGTGTTTGGTGGATTAACTCAGAATTTCATTCCATATTACACTATTAATGAAACACTTAATAATTCTTTATTACAAAATATTCCTAATGGTGTAAAACTTGGAACTGTATCAACTCCCACGCAGTCTGCCACACCCACAAAATTATCATTTGACTTAACGTGCAGTAATGGATACACCAAAGATAAATGTATTATAGAATTTTGGAATGATGGTGCTGGTAATATATGGGGTATCAGTACTGGCCCTGATTACGATATGCAATTCCATGCATCAGATGTTGCACATAATGGACGATTTGATTATTATGTTGATGATATAAAATCGGTGTCAATTAATCGGTATGAGATACAAACAGGAATAAATTCAGGGAATACGTCTTCTTTCACTATTGGGCCTAATGCTACATATGGAGAATATTTAAAAATTGGTGGATGGACCTCTACTGATTTTACATCGGCAAGGATGCAAGTAAGTAATGGAAATTTGCACATTGATAGCAAAAATGGATTTGATGTATACATCAATCATTATAACAACAAACAAGTGAGGATTGGCAAGGGCATTTATTTCGGACAAAGCGCAGATAATCTTGGTATACCAAACGGTATTGGTGTTTTATCCCTTAAGAATTCTTGGGGAAATGGCTTTAATTACCCAACTTTATCTGGGGATGGTAGTGTTGCCATAGTAATGATCGACAACCCGCACGTGGGTTATCGATCAGATAATAAAGCCGGGAATCAAACAGGATATTCGGGCGTACGCTATGCTGCTGCTGTAAACGGCTCAACATGGTGGGAAACGGGTGTAACCGTCCCATCAAATGATGCTAATAATTTTTATTGGCACACAGCGTATTGCAATGGTTCCACACTTGTTGATATGTTTGCAATTAATAATGTTGGAGATGCTTCCATTGGGCGTAATTTAACATTGTCTGCTGCACATATGACTACAAATACTAATTATCGCACTATACGTATTGGTAATTCTGCGGTAATAATGGGTCAAGTTGCGGGTCTTCCTTCGAATTACGGCAGCATGTGGCTATCACATAATAGCTATTATAGTACTGATAGTGGTTGGCATGCAATGTATGACGGTGTGGGTTCAATACTTAGCTTTGCTGATACCGGATTAGAATTTAATGTAGCAGGAAGTGCTGTTGCTGGTGCATTACACAGTCATGTTGTTAGATTCAAGGTTGACATGTCTGGCAATATACGTATGAACTCTGCGGCCGCTTATGCATGGCATTCCAATTATTCATTTCTTGATTTGAGAGGTTATGGAGCTGTTTATGGAACATCTAATGATATGGGATTTACTGGTGGAACATGTTACGGTCATATAGGAATTCAACAGAACACCTATTATGATGGGGCTAATAGCAGAGCAATAGGAACGGGCAACGCTTCATTGATTAATTTAGGTCAGGGTCATATTGATTTTATGAATGCCTCAAGTGTCGCAGCAGGAGCAGTTCAAACCTTTACCAGTCGCCTACGCATTACTGATACAGGGTTTACTGGAATAAATAATATTGCACCAGCATACACTTTGGATGTAAATGGCACAGTAAATTTTGTAAATGCAAGAGTAAAGTTCATCGGTGGCATTAATTATAATGAGAATATCCGTATGTATGCAAGTGATGGCGGGTACTCTACGATAATGTTTGGTGCCGTTGCGGGAGATTCAGGTACTGGAGTTGGCCAGTGGGGTTTATGGCGTTCTCCTGCTGCATTAAACTATAATTTTGTTTTTAATTATAACGGCGTTGATCGTGTTACAATCGATACAGCAGGGAATGTGTCTGCGGGGCGGTTGTTAGCACATTACGAATCTGGAAGTACTGGATACAATGCTGGCAATTTAGAACTTCGAACAACATATGACATAAATACACCTGGAAGATACCCATTGATTGGATTCCATAGAGCCGGGCAGGATGCTATGTCATTAGTTTATACTGGAGGAATGAATTTAGCTGTTAGAGATCATTTGAGTGCTACGCTATACAATGTTTTACATACCGGAAACCACGGGTCAACAGGAAACCCCCACGCACAATACGAACCTGCATTTACAAAAAATACGGCGTTTAACAAAAACTTTGGTACATCAGCTGGAACGGTAAGTGAGGGTAATCATTCTCACATGACCACAACGGGTTTTACTGTCACATTAAGGGTAGGGTCTACAGACTATAACTCTTGTCAGGCAGTTGCTGCCAGACAGGGAAATTTGATTACCTTTAGCTGCCCAGGTTTCTCTGCCATAACTACTGTAAGCGGGGCGATGTCAATCAGGGGAATACCCTCTGATTTGGTGCCCTCGACATCGCGTACTTTTCTGATAGAGATTTGGCTTAACGGTGCAAGTACGTATGGGTATTTAGATATGGAAAGCAACAACACGTACTTTACCATAAGACCTGCTGGAGGGGCATCATTTCCTGCAGGTAGTAATGGCGTTATAGGTTTTTGCGTAACATACATATACAATAGCCTATAATATTTTTTATAAACATTTTAGATTACTGTAGATTAAATACAGTAATGGAGGTAGTAGCATGGAACTGAAAATGACTACGAGAAAAGCTCTTGAAATCCACGCAGTAATGGAAAATTCTGACAAAGTAAATCTTGAGTTCAGTGGCTTTGAGATAACTGAAGCTTTGGTCCACAATAAAAACCAGCTGAATCCGATCGTAGAATCTTTTAAAATGCTTAATAAGCAATCAGTTGATTTTAAAAAATATCAGCGGGCCATTGAAACTGCAAAGAACAGTTTTGCAAGCAACCCTGACAAGTTGAAAGAAGAGTTGGACAAAATTGATGCAAGTAATATTGATGTCAGGGAGAAAGAATTCGATCGCATTGATGCAATAAACGAACAACTTGAAAAAGAAGTGGTTGTGAAGAATATAACTCCCATAGACAGAAAAACTGCGACAGGGGAATTGACTATACGTGGTAAAGGATCGATTGAACTGAAGTACATTATGACAATCCAGCCATTTTTCAAAGAAAACGCTGTGACAGCAGAACAAACAGCAAAACCAAAAAAGTAAAAGCCATAAAAGAACATGACATTCAGCGATATAAAAATTGATTTTGGTATTTATGGGGACATTGTCATCGAAGATGGTGACATTGCCCTGGATCCGACGCTTAAAACTGCGGTCATTATATCGCTTTTTTCGGATGCCAGGTTGCCGGAATCCATACCGTTCACTGCCGATAGGAGAGGGTACTGGGGTGATGTTATGACTGATGATGGCAGCGAAACAGGATCTCTTTTATGGACGCAGGAACGAACCAGGTTGAATCAAAAAACAATTGAAGATAGAAAAAATTTTTGCAACGAGGCTCTTCAATGGTTAGTAACAGATCGGATCGCAGACTCTATAGAGGTAACTGCAGAGCGATCCGCAGTTAACCAAGATGCGATTATTACAAAAATTGCCATACTCAAAAATAATACTAACATTGGCGAAATAAGTTTTTAAGCAGGAGATTGTCGTGCCACTACCACGTCCAACGTTACAAGATTTAATACAGCGAGCGCAGCGGGATATGATTACATCACTATCTCGCAATGCTACCGTTTTGCGTAAACAGGTAGTAAAAATTATTGGGAAAACGATTGGGGCGATCGCTCATTTAATTTACGGGTACATCGATAATGTTGCGAAGGAGCTACTTGTTTCGACGTGTCAAACGACAGAGTACTTGCAGATACATGCGAAGGAAAACAATGTACCTCGCAAAGCTCCTACATACGCAAGAGGAACAATACAGTTTACTGGCCTTGAGGGATCAATAATCCTCGAACAGACAGAATGTACTGGTGACAATGGAGTGCAATACCGAGTTGTATCATCGGTAGAAATCGGTATTGCATTGACGGCAATATGTACTGTTGTTGCCGTCGAATCCGGAGCAAAAGGCAACTTGTCAGCAGGAAGCAGTATTGTAATAGATAGTGAAATCCCCGGTGTTAATTCAACGGGAACGGTGCAGGCTGGTGGGATAACAGGCGGAGTTGACATTGAGGCGGAAAACTCCTGGAAGAGCCGCATTTTACGTAAAAAACAACGGATATCAATGGGCGGGAAAGATGAGGACTGGGAAGACTGGATGAGAGATTGCCCGTCATTGACACCGACGAGGGTCTGGGCTTCACCTGGTGCGGCTGGTTTAAACTCCGTCGTATGTATGTTTGTATTTGACGATCGTGAAAATGTTGCACCAACTTCAACCGATATTGCGACAATGGATGCCTGGTTGAATGCGCAGCGTCCGATTACCCAACACCCTAACATCGTTGCACCCACTCTCAGGTATGTTGGGTTTACTATTTTGCTAAACCCCCTCACAACGCCATTACAGCAGGCAATAAACAATGCGCTTGCAAACTTGTTTATACTGAAGGCTGAGGCTGGGGGCACACTGCTGCTGTCAGACATTAGAGAGACTGTAGCATATGCCTCCGGATCTGCCGATGATGAAGTAGTAGCCATCTGGGTTGATGGGAATCCTGGTGCAATGGATGATGTTACTGTGGGTGCTGGAGAGCTTGCTGTTTTTGATGAAAACGATATGCACTACGGGTTACGATCATGACAAAAACAGACATACAGCACTGCATAACTAAACTGTTACCTCCTGGGAAGGCATGGATGGTTAGCCTTGGAAACGGTTTGAGCAATCTCGTTGAGGGCATTGCGGAGGAATTCTATAGAATACATCAGCAGGTAGAACAATTGATAACAAACTTTTTTCCTTCGACGGTCCAGGAGCTCTTACCGGAGTGGGAAACAGAGTACGGCTTACCGAATGCAGTGCTTGATGAAACATCAGATATTGCGATTCGTCGGGCTCAAATACAGTCGTTGTACACCTTTGATGGTGTTGTTATTATCCCAAATAAGAACTACTATATCAATCTCGCTCTTAGGTTGGGGTATGTAGTTACCAACATAGATGACAGTACGACCGGATATTTTGAATGTGGTGTCTCTTGTTGTGGTGAATATTTAGGAGAAGGTGCAGATAATAATGTAGTGTTAGTATACGTAAATGGACCTGCCACTGGCGGAGCTCGCTTGGAAAGAGCGTTTAATTGGTTGAAACACACAAACGTATCATTTGAATTTATTTATACGGAGTAATTATGCCAAAAACACAGTTTGTTGACAACGGAACTAACGGCGGCAGAGGCACGAGAGTGTTGGCCGCATTCATGAATTTGATATTTAATACTCTTGGAGGACACAAACATGATGACGTTGACGAAGATGGGCATTGCGCAAAGATTGATTTAGCAAACCATGTGACAGGTCTGCTGTCATTAAACAATAATGTGACGGGCAATCTATCTCAATTAAACCAGTGGGCCTCTGTTGTTGAGTTTGATGTGCTTTGGGCTGGTTTCTCAAATAACCCATCCAGTCAATGTATAGCATTCAAAAGCGAGATAATAACGATCCCTTCGTTAACTACTCCTGGCAGCAATGTGTTACGTACAATCGTTAGACTGCTGATACCTGGGTTTACTGGTGAATCTAACCAGGCCTCTTTGAACGCACCTGCTGGGGCGATACCTGAAGGATATCGCCCAGTTAATGGTACTCGTGCAGCTGTTACAGTTCAGTCCGGTACGGCGTTCCGCATCGGGAATGCGCTGATTGCTCCCGATGGGTCAATAAATATATTTTTACAAAATGCAGATGCTGGGTTTGATTTGCTGACATTCCCAGAATCGGGCAGTAAAGGTATGTATGACCTCGATCTGACATATGTTGTAGCAAACTGGTAACGATAACCATAAGGAAAACACAAATGACACCCGAAAATATCGATGCAGTGATACAAATAATTTCTGGAGTATCTATCGCGGTTGCCAGTGGCGCCAGTGGATTTTATTTGAACAAGATCAAGAAGCCAAAAAGCGCAGAGCAGAAGGTTTTGCGCGTTCCTCGCTCTTCATGCGATAACCACAAAGAGGTCATTGCAAATGTAAAGCAAATACCAACAATAGTGAGTGGTATGGAATACATGAAAGAGAGGTTTGACAATCTGGAAAATGACATCAGAGAGGTTTTCCGGGTATTGAGAGACCACGAAGGGGCAATTGGTAGTTTGAAGGGGGTGAAAAAGTAAATGGCATCAATAACTGTGACGCAAAACTGTTATTGGGGTGGGCCGGAATATAACTGGGCTGGCCTCGTATTTGGAGATAGTATTACAGTTAATAGTGGTGCTGTACTCACTGTAGATCCGATACAGTATACACCCACTAATGTTGACCTTGGTATTAGAGTAATATCTACATCTGGTTTTGGTGAAGTAGTATATGACAATAACGGGACATCTGCACTACGCCATTATGGGCCTGCCCAGCAAACAATGCAAGCAAGAAACGGTTCTAAATTAACGGTAAAAAAGCATTTCTTAACTATATATACAGGGGACGGTAGCGCGTCGCAAACTACTAGTGGTTGGACAGCTGCTGGATTCGACCCACTGGATATTCCCGCTGAAGTGCAAGTTGAAACAGGAAATGGCACTAATACCTATACCAGATTTGTAAATATTGACACACTTTTATTTAGCGACGTGGGGGTGGGTGAACTCGGAAACTGGTTTAAATATAATAATACTACTGGTGTAATAACTTTTGGTGATGGAGGGGCGGGTACGGCAGGGCATGGCGGCAATGTAGTGCCCATGGGTGCACGTGTGCGTGTGTATAGCACACTATGGGGAACTAAAAGTAACGCAACAACAATACAAAATTATGCAACTGCTGCTGACAATTATGAGGCTGACTTTTCCCCAGGTGGCGACATAGATTTGTCTGGGTTATACCTGTCTGGATACTTTCTAAATGTTAACAATGTAAAAGCTTTAAAAACGGATGGTGTTGCGGCATACATCCCCGTAAATGTAACGTTTGCCGGTGACGCGGAAATAAAGAATCTGACCGTTTGCGCAAATGCTTCAAATACGACAGCATCATCTGCGACTTTTAACGTCATACCGAATCTTACGATTGAGAATATTATAACTACTTCAATCAGTACCTATAGCCTATATCTTCAGAACCTTTTTGACGGACAAGTAAAAAACCCCAGATGTTTTGTGTTAAAACGAGATAGTGTCAATGATGCCTCCCTCAATTTAAACACATGTAGTAGTGTTGAGATAAGTGACAGTTTTATCGTGGGTTGTAGGGTCTACATCGATACGAGTAAAAACATAGTTTTTAGAAATATAGGCATATCGGATTCGCCGCATGCCGATTTGTACGGAAATTATTACACATCATTTATCAATAATGCCGGAGACGTTGGCGCTACCTTAATTAATATATATGCTATTGCGGATGGTCATTTGTCCGACAGTAGTATAGCAAACCTTATTACTGGTTTTAGTGAAATATATCAGTCGTCAATTGCAGCAATCGGTACTCAATTTTGTAGTATACCAGTGGATGGTTTAATTATCAAAGATGCGTACATAGGAAGCGTGTCAACATATCATATTTTATGGTCTGGTTCTAAATCTAATATCGTCCTACAAAATGTCAGATCTAATAGTTTTACACTTCCATTATTCAGGGGGGCAGGATATACCCCTGCAAATGTCATTTTTAAAGCTGTTGACGTGTCTCCTACAGGGATACCTACAAACCCTGGCTGGACACAGAATACTCATTTTTACGAAGTGAGGGTAGCTACAAACAGCGGCTTAATTGGCTTATTATTCACAGCGTACACGAGCGATTACCAATATATAACGAAATCCGGCACTGTTGCTTTTAATATGGCCGGAGCAATGTACATGCCAGGTGCATCCGGTGATTCGATAGTTTACACCTGGCCCCATCGCATTATTGGCGTTACAGGTTTACTTGGGGTTTTAACTCTCGACGGGGCAAACACGCAATATTTTACAGTTGAGTATTCGCTCGATAACGGCAACACTTGGGCGGCTGTAACCGAAACTAATATGCAGGCAGAAACGGTCAGTCCGTCCGCTGGTTTTCCGCTCAAAATTCGTATTACGCACACGCGTCAATCGGCCGCAGATTATTTGAATTTGCTAAATTTTACGACGTCGGTTGACTACATCAACTATAAATACCCTATTGACACATATACTCTAACACTGGCAAGTCAAAACGGAAACGATTTGGTTGGTGCACAGATCAGCATCTACGATCGCAACGGAGTAATCCCGGGTGATATGGGTGATGAGATCGCCGAGTCCAACAATAATGGCTACGCAACATTCCAGCACATCCATTACGGCGTTGAAAATCAGGTGTACATACAAATAATAAAGTCAGGGTATGTTGAGCAGGTTATACCGTTTACTCTTTTACCCGAAAACCAAACAGTTTTTATCGGACTGGAAGTTGAAGAAAATGAGTAAAACAATTTTACGCACGCAACAAATAGTGATTGATGTTCCGACAAATTTGTCGGCACCATTCATCCATCTGTATTTACAAAAAGTGGTGCGTGATGATAGCGAGCGAGATCTTCAAGTGATTGATCGATACCATCAGGTACACAGGAAATTAACAGATGTGGCATTAGAGTGTGCAAATATTCAGGATCCTGTTACCGGAGAAAAATTTAATATATCAATCGCTGGAATTGATAGAGCGATACGGGCTGTTACTTTAAAATGGATGCAGGAATCGTTCGGTGGGACTTTACGTGGGGATGAACTCGATATAACAGATATAAATCAAGGAGTATGAAATGGCTATTGCTCAATTAATCACTGCTTCAAATTGTTTGTCTTTATTAAAATTATCAACAGCCGGTAGATCCGGATCTCCGAATGGTAATGTGTTCTTTAACACTACCACGGGGGAAATAGAGCTTATCACTTGTGAAGAATTAGCGCAGATCGATCTCGGTTCTGGCTTTGAGGATAACCCATTAACCAATTACTTCGGAATCATGTTTATTGCAATTTATAAATTCGAAAACAATGTCCGTGAAACTACTGAGGTTTTACAGCGGTTTTTACGTTTTACCGACGCAAATTTCAAATTCGGCGGTGCCTATGAACTTGTCAACGGTCGAAAATTCGCCTCCAATGACCGACAAAAAATACGAGGCTCCGGCTGGAACGAAAAGAGCGCGACGGGCACTTTGGATAGAATTTATTTTGGCGTAAAATCTCTGAACGATATTGACATCGCATCGCAACCTTATTATCAGTTAGCGGCTAACTCGGGAGCTATACCCACAGCTGCGCCGGTGGATTTTAACCGGGCCGGGCCGATCGATGAAGCTGTGCAGGTGTATGGATCAACCGCAGGTGGTGACTCCGGAGCTGGTAATTTTGACTATACGAGTTATATCCTGGTTCTATCGTGTAGAACATTTGGCAATAACTACTCCAGAACAACGTCAACAGCCACGGGCATTGTGTTGTTGGCAGGCTTTAGTACTGGTTTTGGTATTGGCGAGACCGCTAACGATCAAAATGATTATAATATTGCAGATGTCTACGGTGGGGCTGCAATAGCGCCTTGGACTGGGATGTCATTGGAAGGGTATGGTACTCCGCAATCAAGAAGTGGTTTTAATGATGGTAGTGCCAATTTTACATACATCCTTCATAACACAGCTGGGGGCACATTAAAACAAGTCAGGGCAATACTCGATGCCTTAGCCACCGTAAATGCAGACATAGACTCTGGCTCCGGCACCATTTACGGTAAACGTGACGCTGTGTGGTATTCGGTAGATACACAGGGGCGCGTAGTTACCCGTCAGGGCTTACATATAGACAACTTACCTGCTTCTGATCAGCAAAGCATCGTACAAACAGACAACAGTGGCGCTGGCCATACATACCCATTTAATGTGGAGGTGCGGGTTGCGGTTGGTGCTGTAGCGGTCTCGGATACACACTGTTGGTACCGGTGTATGTATGTCAATGGTGCGGGAGACGCCGATTTTAACAAGGTAGGTGCAGTTACAGTTAACGATGTCAATAGCGAAGCGGTTGCCGGTTATGTATCTACCGATGCACAAGGCAATAGCGAAATAGTATTTACATATGATTACGACGGGAATACTCAAGCTGGATTACCTGCTGGGACAAATAAGGACGTTGTATTTATCTGTGAAGGTAACGGAGGGGCAACCCAAAGTATAGCCTATTTTACAATTGAAAGGCAAGCGAGAGTAACAGCATCATGCGTCCCGGGTGAGGAGACCAACGTTTAAATGCCTGCAATACAGACCATCACAGGGGATCCGCGCAGGATTTTTCTTCATATTGACACGGTAAATGCAGGTTTAACATCGTTTGACATGTTTTATAGAGATTACCGTGTGATGAGAGAAAACGACGATACTCTACAGGTATTTTCCCCCTTTTTAGTTGCGCGTGGTAATATACCCAAAGGTGGAGGTAAATTTACACCGAGATACGTGCAGCTACTCAATGGTGCTCTGATAGTACCATACAACACTAGTCACGAGCTGCTCGTAACGTTTGAAATAATAACCGACGATGGCCGATCTGGGATCAACTGTTTTGATCGATCGCCACTATCCAGCACATCGCGTATCGACATCAACTACAATCCTCCACAGGTCGAAATAATTAAAATATCAACAGGAGGCACGGCCCTTACCGATGAAGAGCACAATAGGTTAATGTCAATTCCGACACAAACGTTATTAACTGATGAACGTGCTCAGTTAATGGGTATATCTAATGATGGACTATTGACAGAGCAAAGAGCCAAAGAATTGATGTACGAACGTGAGAACACGATCGAAAATGGCGTTATTACTGAAACTGTAGCAGGTGGTGATACTGTTGTAAGAACAACCTTTCAAAATAGGATTCCGCTTAGACAGGTGATAACACCATGATTGGGTTTTTGACAGAGTACTACCAGTGTGGCACCCAGACAACCGACGCATACATCTACAGTTATCAATGGCGATTCGAAACTACGTTACCTCCCCGCAGTCGACTGGTAATTGTAGAAGGAGAAAATAGATGGATACTCGCATAATCAGTATCGATGCTGAAGTTAGAGTTACTGTTGTTTTTGGGGAATGCCGCATTGTAGATACAGATAAAGAAGTGCGAATGTTTCAAGTTGAAAAAGAAGAAAGGATCCGATGTGCAGATTACGACAATTGAAAAAGACCCTGACGCAAACCTCGATTACGGCTTTCTTTGGGGTAAATGGTTGGGTACTGACACTATTGTGCAAAGTACATGGATTGTGCCGGACGGTTTGACATCCATAAACTCGACATTCACAAGCAATACAACAATTGTTTGGGTCAGCGGTGGTATCTTGGGCCAGACATACACTATTACAAACAGGATTACTACTGCTGCCGGCAGGACTGACGATCGATCAATTACACTGTATATAAAGAACCGCTAACAAAAACAACTGGAGGAATCATGTCAATTTGGGGTGATTTAGCAAAAGGTGGAGTTGAGGGGATTGCTCGCGGGATCGGCGGCATGGCAAAAGATGTCCGAGCTGCTGTGACTGGTAAATCTGTCCTCTCTGGGGATGAGTTGATAAAGTTACAAACGATAGCTCAGGAAATGGAGATCGCAGCCCTCGAGGCTGACAAGGCTGTCATGCTAGGCCAAGTTGAAATCAACAAGATCGAGGCACAATCACCGGATCTATTCCGTGGCGGTTGGCGGCCGGCGGTAGGGTGGGTTTGTGTCTTTGCATTGGCGTACCATTTTCTTATCCGTACAATTGCACCATGGATTGTTGACACATTGGGGTATACTGCCTCACCTATGCCCGTGATAGATATGGGGTCGTTATTAACACTGCTTGGAGGACTGTTGGGGCTGGGTGGGTTTAGAACGTTTGAGAAAGTGAAGGGCATAAAATAATGTTTGAAAAAGCTGTTACTTTAATTTTGAAACATGAGGGTGGATATGTGAATGACCCCAGGGATCCTGGTGGAGAAACAAATTTTGGAATCAGCAAAAGGGCTTATCCATCGCTCGATATAAAAAAATTATCAATCACGGAGGCAAAACTAATATATAAACGCGACTACTGGACACCTTGCAGATGTGACGAGTTACCATATCCGATCGCACTGCTACTTTTTGATGCAGCAGTTAATATGGGAGTTATGGCCGCAATAAAGTTACTTCAGGCAGCATGTTTGGTCACAAGTGATGGAGTATTCGGCTCCCAGACAATGACCAAAGTACACGCTATGGATACATTTGCACTGGCATCCACATACTGCACATTACGCATGGAAAAATACATTTCACTACCAACATTTCAACGGTTTGGCCACGGCTGGACAAAACGTACATTCGAAACAGCAATTACGGCTTTTAGGTGATTGAGAAAAATTAAACAGGCAAGCGGGGTGCGCTAACACCCCGACAACCCACAACGAGCGTGGATATCCTTTCGGACTACCTGTATAGGGAACAGGTAATATATTAAAAGGCAACAACTATGGATAGTCCATTGTGCTACATTGGAGGGAAATCACAACTTTCCCGCCAAATTATTGAAAAAATTCCATCACATTCAACATATGTAGAATGCTTTTCCGGAGCAGCTTGGGTGTTTTTCCGGAAAATTCCATCAAAGTACGAAGTAATAAATGATAAAGATGGAGACCTGGTTTCATTCTATCGAGTGCTACAAAATCATTTTGAAGAATTCATTAAACAGTTCAAGTGGCTGGTAATGTCTCGGCAATGGTGGACCGAATGGAACAACCAGTTGGGTACCGGAGGACTGACAGATATCCAACGAGCTGCACGCTATTACTATGTTCAGCGGCAGTGCTTTGGAGGTAAAGTTCGAGGCAGAACATTTGGAACCCAAACCGAACATGCTCCAAGAATAAATTTAATCCGGATGGAGGAGGAATTATCCGACGTGCATTTTCGGCTGTCCAAGGTGATGATTGAAAATCTGGACTACAAAGATTTGGTTAATCGATACGATAAACCTGAGAGTTTTTTCTATTTGGATCCACCATATTACAAAGCTCCATTCTATATGTATAATATGGAGCTACCTGATTTTGTCACAATGGTTGAGCTGCTCAAAAAGGTAACTGGAAAGTTCATGCTCAGTATCAATGACCACCCGGATATCGTTGAAATTTTTAAAGATTTTATAATTGAAAAAGTCGATGTGAATTACTCAGTTCAATCGAGTGGAGATTGCATCGGGAAGGAACTAATTATTAGAAATTATGATAACTTTGAAAGAGTAGAGCCGCAGATGCTTGATCTGTAGAGCGGTAGATTGGAGACCATACTCATTTCGGTATGGTCTCCTCAGCATGATTGCTGACTAAGATGTCTTTTAATGAATAGATTAGCATAATGGATTGGTAGAGAGAGTTCCAAGCGGTGGTATTTAGGTCTACCAAAGGCGAACTTTCAGAAATGAGAGTTCGCCTTTTTTTTATTATACTGAAACTACATTCCCGGAACAATCTCCACTTTCATCCATCCGCTCTTATGTTGATCAAAGGAGCTATAGGCTTGAAGTACCTTGGAAATCGGTCTTACCTGAGTGAGTATTTTTAGAGGATCAATCGCGCCGCTTTCTACAAGGTCAACAAGATAAGGTAGGTATTTACGATGATTACAGTTCCCCATATTAATGGTCAGATTTTTGCCCATCGCTTGTCCAATGGGAAAAGTCTGGACTGTCCGGGGGTATACTCCGATAATTGCCAGTGTTCCAGCTTTGTCAATTGCTTCAACTTCCCAGCGCAATGCCTGTGATGGAGCGTTACCAGCAGTCCAGTGTTGACCAGTGCTATAGGTTTCTGGAGCAATCTGCCTCAGCTCCTGTTCGAACTGATTGCGAAGTTGTTCTGATTTTTGAAATGCGGCTCCGCTATGTGGACGGCTTGCATCAATTCCGACAGCATCGATGATGCGGTCAACACCAATTCCGCCGGTCAAATCAAGGATTGCCTGAACAGGATCATCGACATCGAAATTGATAATTTCAGCGCCCTGCGAACGCGCCATTTCAAGCCGATCGGCTACATTGTCAATAGCAAGAATGCGACCTGCACCATGAAGTTTCGCGCTGGCTATGGCAAATTGTCCTACCGGACCACAGCCAAAAACAGCAACTGTATCGCCTGAGTCAATTTCGGCAATCTCTGCCCCAAAATATCCTGTTGGAAAGATATCAGAAAGCATTAATGCCTGATCATCAGTGATTGTGGGAGGTAGTTTAAATGGGCCAACATTTGCAAATGGTATTCTAGCCTTTTCGGCCTGTAAGCCATTGAAACTGCCGGAGCTCTTGGGACCACCGAAAAATGCTGTTCCGGCAAGTCTGCCATTGGGGTTAGCATTATCGCATTGTGAATAATATCCGGCCCGGCAATAGGAACAGTAGCCACAGGCAATTGTCGAAGGTATTACGACACGATCACCCGGTTGAAGATTGCGGACATTGCTGCCCACCTGTTCGACAATCCCGACAGCTTCATGACCGAGAATTGTCCCTGGTTCCATAGGACCGAGAGTTCCTCTAATCATGTGAAGATCTGTACCGCATATTGCTGATGCTGTAATCCGTACTATTGCATCTGTTGGATCCTTTATTACTGGATCAGGTACCTCTTTTAGTCCAATGTCACCAATTCCCTGAAAAACGACAGCTTTCATGTGTGTACTCCTTTAAAGGTTATGAGAAGGGTTGGAGGAGAATTAAATAAGCAAAAATAA